GTTGGGTCGGGATGGATGCGGTGTACGGTCGCGACCAAGGCCTGTTGCTGAAGATCTCTGGCATGGGCAAGAAGTTCATGGCCGACGTGAACCATGACCAAAAGGTGTGGACCCTATGTAAAATGGCGCGCGGTTTGAGATAAAATTGCAATACTTTGAGACAAACCGCCCTTCGCCCCCCCCTCCTTCTCAGACCTCCTGCAGGCTCGTTGCAGGCCTCCTGCACGGGCGCTGCATCAGCGGGGCCACCAAAGCTCCACGCCCCACGCCAGCCAGCCCAGCTCGATCACCCAGTATTCGTCCTGATCCGTTTCCGGCGGGGCCTGCTCATGGCCACCGCTGGCGACGACGAAGTTGAGTAGCGGAAGGACCATGACGGTGTTGGGGCTGGCGTAGCAGGCGACGACGGCAGTTCTCATGCGTTGGCGGGCTGGACTGGACACGGGCGGAAATGGGTCCACGGATCGATCCTCGAGGCGCACCGAGGACACCCCTTTCCGGGGTGGGTGCAGCGGATCCGGCCGGAGTCGAGGGCGTGGGCGTGAGGACAGGCCCGACACTGGGCCTCCGTGGGGATCCCCTGGAGCGCTGCGGCGGCCTTGGTGCGGGGCTCCCGAGGACGGCCCTGACGCGTGATTCGGAAGACGTGGATCATGGCAAGGGATCGATCAGGGGGACCCGGAAAATAATGGCGTCCGTGGCGATCGGATCCAAGACCCGGATCGAGGTCGACGTGGCCTCCGGAATCCCGGTGCAGATCGGGGTGCCGTTCGCCCCCGGAATGGTCACCGTCCCGAGGGGGGGCGCGGAGATCCGGCCGGTCGCCGGGAAGAAGGCGCATTCCACCGTCTCCTGGCTGTCCAGAACCCACTCGATGTCGGCCCCGTTGGCATCCCACGGAGCGTTGCCGTTGCACCCCGTTGGGGTGGCCGATCCGACGATGGCCCGGACGCGCCCCGTGGTGGTGGTCTGGACAGCCAGCAACCGGCCTGCGGTGCTGAGCTGATCGCGCCATGACTCGGGGATGGCGTAGATGGCATCAGGATCGACAAACGTGTACCGGTAGTCCTGGTCGGTCCGTAGGGCGGCGACGACGAAACTGGCACCGTCGCACATGTAGGCGCCGGCGCTCTCGCCGAACCCCGGCTGGTAGAGGCTGGAGGCCGTCTCGGCGTCGATGAATCCGCTCACCTCGGCCACGGCTGGATTGCCCGGGTTGCCCTGCCAGACGAAGCCCGGATTGTACCCTCCGGGGCAGTTGACCACGGCCCCCGTGCTGCCCGTCACGTCACCCACGGAACGGGTGACTTCGCCCTGGAGGAAATTGACCTGAAATTGCCACGGCAGAGTGACCCGATATTCCCTCAGCGCGTTGGCCAATTTGGCGAGCTGATTGAAGCCCTCGGCCGTCGGCAAACAGGTCGGCAGAGGGCCGAATCCTTCGGGCGCATCGGCACGGATTTCGCGGGTCTTGATCCCCTTGCTTGTGGTGGTCGGCAGGGTGGTCACCCACGGCCTGCCGAGGACCTGAAAGCAGAGGTTTTCCCAGCGGAAATCGAAGACAAAATCGATGCCGATTTCGCATCCGTATGTGCTGGTCGCCTGACCGTCCACGCAGCCCTCGCTGGCGACCCGCAGCCACAGCTCGATCTGGGACATCTCCTCATGGGTCAGGACCGTGTCATCCTCGTCCGGATCGGAGTTGCCGTCCTGGTACGGATCCCCGGGCAACTGGACCAGATGGATGCGCGGCACGCAGGCCCCCCAAGGAACGTCCGTGCCCAGCAGGATGTCGCTGTTCGCGGCCGCATTGCCGGGCCCGGTGTGCTCGCACTGCCGGGAGGGGTCATCAAGCCGCATCAGGTACTCGCGGATGGCGCTCTCGTCGGTGCGATAATCGGCAGCCTCAGCGGTCAGCGCCGTGCTGTCCCAACCGCTCACGTCCCGGCCAATTTCGGAGGGGGCCAGACTGTGGTGATGATGGATCCGACCCTTGAGCACGACCTTGACCAATCGACGACCGTCCACGGTGACGGCGGTGGCACTCCGGATCTCGCTCGGCGGCTTGTGGATTGGGCAGCTCCGATAGTGCCCCTCGCCGGCCGTGGCGTTGATGCCGTCCGCGTACCGATTTGCGCTGGCCACCTCGGGCGCGTACGACCGCTTGGCGGAGAAATCGTTCCCGCCGTTGAAGTGCCGCTGCAGGTGCGCCGGCAAGGCTGGAATGATGGGCGTCCAATGGACGCATCGATCGGAGAACGCGACCTGATCCGCGAGGTTGCCCTCGCTCCAGATGGAGTCCCCAAAATTCTGGTATCGGAACGACTCCATGATCACGCACCAGCGGTTGCTCCACCCATTGGGCAACGCCTTCTCCCGGATCTGGCCCGTGATGCCCTCCAGCAGATCCGGAGCGCGCCCGCCGACCATGCTCGTGGACATCGGATCCAGCCACAGGACCGAGTCCCCATTCTCGACCGAATACCCCGCCAGATTGTGCTGCGGAATCGACCGCACCGTCTGGGCCCACCGGCGGGCCAGATCGTACACCGCATTGGTGCCGATCGCCGCCTCACTGCCGGGCAACTCCCCATCGCTCCTGGAGCGCACGATGCAGGCGTTGGCCGCATACCCACGCCACAGGGCGCGGGCGTTCTCCTCGGTGAGCCCGGACCCGTCGGTGGATTGGGCATCCGACTCCCTGGCGCCGGCGAGGCGCAGGACGGTCATCAGATCGTGGGTGAGCGGCTTGTACTCCCACAGCTCGGCCAGCTCGATCGACAGGCGTCCGATCGACGGCGCGAACCTCGTCCCATCGGGCAGGACGACCTGCACGGCGCCGCCGATCGCCGTCGGCAGGACGCAGATGGCGTCAGGTGCTGCCGGCGTGACCGTGGCCTCACCGACGACGGTGGATCCCTGGCGCAGCTGGACCCGCGTCAAGGTCTGTAGGCCGGTGGTCCGGACGAGGAACGCCGACCAGACAAAACCGGTGGCTGCCGTCTGCACCGCACCCACCCGAGTCCCGGGCGCAGCGGAGGTCGACCCCGCGATCGACACGCGCGGATAATTGGCCACCACGGAATCGGTGCTCAGCTGGCTCCCGCGCGCCGGCGCCAGCAGGTATTGACGCAGGAAGAACGACCGGACGTCGAAAGCCTTTGCGAGCGGGGTGACGAGCCCATCCTTCTCCTTCTGGTGCCTCTCCACGTTGCCACGGAATTCGCCGGCGAACCGGTTCAGCATCCGCGGCAGATGGCCACCCTCCGCACGCGACAATCGGCGTCCGCCGCTGTACGGCCCCTCGATCCATTGGCTGCGCGGCAGGTAATCCACCTGGCCGCTGTAGAGGATGACGTAGTACCCCAGCGCACCGGGCAGTACGCGGGCCACGTCCTCCGGATTCTCCGGGCACGTCCCGGGATAGGTGCGGACGTATCCGTCGGCGAACCGCGTGAACTTGATCTCCACGTCCGGGGTCGGCGGACGGTCTGTTGTCCCGTCCAGGCAATCGCCATTCTCCACCGGCGTCGGGAACCATCCGCCGTAGCTCTGACCGTGGACCGAGGACGGTGCCTGGATCAGTCCGTAGTGGGAGATCCCGGCCTCGAAAGCTGGCGCACCGAGGGCCCCGGTGGCGGGGTCATACGCCCCGCGCTGGCGCTTCCCCAGCTCCCAGATCTCCGCCGGGGTTTCCGCACCCTCCAACGGCACGCCGCCGACCAGCGGATCCGTGAGGCGCACATCCTCGGGATCCACATCGCCGAGGCCGAACACGTAGCTGCCCAGCGTCGTGGCCTGATTGATCCCGTTGGGCTCGCCGGGCCCGGTGTTGGGCCATGACTCCTCCGGACTCAGGAGGTGGAGGCCCTGCAACCATTCTCCCTGCGGCGGCCAAATGGTCTGGGTCTGGTCCGGCATCCGGATCTGGCGGGCGATCGCCGTCCACCACCAAACGTAGCGCCATGCCACATCGCCGAGACCGGACAAGACCCGCTCGCGGATCGCGCCCGCGAGCTGGCGCATGTTCCGCGACGAGACCCGTTGCCCAGGCTCCACCTCCTCCACGCGGTGGAACTCGACAGCCATGGTCAGGCTCCAGGCTGGCCCAGATCCACCACCTTGACAGCACACGTGGCCGTTCCGCTGTCGGTCTGGAGTCTGATCTTCGGGTATCCACTCGACTGCGGAGGCATCTGGGTCAGGAATCGACCCACGCCAGCCGGATACAGCCGTCCAACCTCGATCGAGTTGGTGCCATCGTAGGCCATGACGCGCACGTGATTGGTTGCCCCAGCCGGGGTCACATTGACGACGAAGACGGCGTAGACCTTGGTGACATCCACGATGCCAGTGTCGATCGCGGTGGCCGTGGTGGTGGCCGTCTGGTTGCCGGATTTGTGGGCACCCAACAGCGCAGCCTCGATCTCTGCATCAATGCTGGTAGCCCCGTAGGCAGCGAGATTGCCCGCATCGCTGGTGAGGGTGAGTTCGGCGTGAATCGTGGCGGTAGACATGATCGTTTGGGGGTCAGGGTTGAGTGCTCACATCCATCGTGCAGGACCGCCGACTCCACCGCGGACGCGGCGAGCCGTGGGCCGGACGAACGTCCCTCCAGTGGTGACATCGACCAGCGCATCCGGCACGGATCCGGGCCTGATGCGTCGGGCGACCTTCTGGAGTTCGCGGATGCGTTTTGAAAACTTCACAGGGGATCTCCGTAGGTGAATCGGCTGTAGTCCGTGCCGAAGTATTCGAACTCCTGCACCATCGTCAGCCGGGTGCCCGTTTGCTCCTCCTCGGGCTCATGCTTGAACCAGTACCCGTCGGGCATCTTGAACGCCACCCACGCGGGCGGACTCAACTCACTGATGAGGCGCGAGCGCCGATACACGCGGTTCGTGAATGTATTGGCCTTCCACCATTCACCCTCGGTGGGGCCCACGCGTTGAAGGCGCAGGACACGGCGGGAAAAAATGTAGAACGACTGCCCTTTGGTGAGCACATCGAAGAAGGCCGCGATCTCCGCTGCGTTCGCCCCAAACGCCACGGCGATTGCCGTCAAGGCGTCCGCGCTGAGGTCCACCTCCTCGATCTCACTGGTGGGTCCGATGGGGGACTGGATGGTGGTCGTGCCAGCCATCCACGCCTCCACGTCCGCGCGGAACCTCGCCCGATACCTGGCAGGCATTCGGGCCAGCTGAGCCTCGACGCGTGGATGGGTCCAGATGTCCCGTTGAAGATCGTTCCGAGGAAACGCCCAGGACACCTCGACGAGGCTGTCCGGACTCGTGGGCTCCTGCGCCTCCTCGCGGGTCTTGCCGGCGAAGACGACGGTGCCTCGCCAGAGACTGCCACCGAGTTCGGTGTACCGGATCTCGATGACTCCGGCCGTCCCAGCGTACGGCACGACGGCGCCGTCGACCTCGTCACGCGTCCCTTCAAACGCGTACTCGGACGCCCAGCCGACGCCCGTGCGCCAGACCGGCACCGGTGACTGCGTGATGACTCCCGTGGGTCCGATCAGGCTCATGGCTGCTCCTCGTTGATTGCCCGTTCCAGCCGCTGCAGGCCCTCTGCCATGGTGCTGCGGAGGCGACGCAGTTCGTCGACCTGTTGTTTCCCGGTCTCGTCGCGGCGCATGAAAAAGCTGGAGAAGTCGGCACCAATGGCGCGCAGCGGATCCTGTGTCCGGCTCGTGGGCGACGACACCAGTTCCGTGCCGCGCTTGGTCGCAAGGCCTCCGATCTCCGCCTCCACATTCAGGAGGTTGGCGATCAGCTTCTGGCGCTTGAGCGGGTCGGCCTCATCCTCGATGAGACGGTTGAGGCGGAGACGTTCTGCGATCGCCTCGTTGATGCGCTCCTCGGTGCTGAGTTGAGCGCGGGCGATCAGGGCCAACTTCTGCCGGTTGATCTCCGCGGCGTCGTCGGTTTGCTCGCGGCTCTGAACACCAAACTGGGAAAATGGCTCGAATGGTTGGCGCAGAGAACGAACGGCAATTTGACCAATCTTGGCAGGATCAAGTCCAAGGCCGCGCAGCGAAGCGTCCAGTCCGCGAGAAACCCCTGGCAATCCCCCAGCGACACCGGTGACGCCAACAGCCAGTTCAGCTGCTTGCATTGCCTCCCGGCTGCGGGCGATCGGGAGTGTCTGCGTCGCTGTCTCTTCGCCTAAGAGTTTGGCATACGAAAAGAACCTTTCAGCGTTCAACTCCTGCAAGCTGGCTGTCTTGAGTACCTCAAAGAACAGCTCGTCAGGACGAAGGCTTTTGATCTTCTCCAACGAAATCCCTATGGATTCAAACGCCCTCACCGCCTGATCGTCGCCCGCCAATGCATCAGCCCGCGCTTTCCTGGCTTGCTGGACACCACTTTCAATCGACGACACTTCTACGCCTGTAGCTGAACTGAACCTCTTGAGATCAATCGCTCGGTTGTTGGCGATGTTGAGGCGCGCGGCCATCTCAACCGTGTTCCTCAGGTCGACGACAATGCTCTTGATCGCATCAATCGTCTTGGTCGCAAGAGCCATCGCCCCGCCCGTGTAGACGCCCGCTGTCAGCGCATCTAGTCCTGCGCTCTTGAGGCCGTTGATGTACTCCTGAGCCTTCTTCGCAGCCTCCCCGAACTTGTCCGCGTTGCCTGTGATGTCGTACCGGATTTCCCTCTTACTCACGGGGCACCTCCGGCTTCTTGGCGCGCATCTGGCGGTCCCATTCCGCGTTGTCCTTCGCGGCCTCGACGAGCTGCTCCATGGCGGAGAGCTCGTCCCCGATTATGGTCAGGGTGCCGCGCTGCTCATGCCAGGCGAGGTGATCGAGCTGCGCACGCATCAGCGGGCAATCCATCACCTGGTCCTCTGTGTCCCGCATGTGGATCCGGCGATGCTGCCAGAGGATGTGGAGCAACGAAGCGCCGGCGGCTTTGCCGTCGCCCTTGTTGGCCGGCTCGACGTTCGGGGTTGACCGTGCGGCATGGATGTACAGCCGCAACTCCCCCTCGCGATCGGCATGAGTGCTGCCCCATCGGATGGCGTGGTAGACCATCCACTGCCGGGCGTACCATCCGCCCATGGTGTGGGCTGCCACAGATGCTGGCCGGGAGCAGATGAACGTCGCCAGGCAGAGCGCCCCGAGATCCGGCACGACCTCCGCCGTCGGCGCCCAGAACGGATTCGACAACCGCTCCAGGAGGAGGGCATGCCCGAGGGTAAACGTCCGCAGACGGACAGCGCCGACGCGCCATCCATCCGGGAATACCGACTCGGCAAAGCTGGGGGCGCGCAGGCGCATGGATCAGGCCTGAGGGGTCAGGGCGACCGGAGCGCCGGAGGCGTAGCCGACGCGCGACAGGTTGATCGTCATGCTGAGGTACTGGACCTCGTTTTCATTGATGCTCCCGCCCTCGAAGTTCCAGTCGCCGTTGAAGTCGGGCGAGTTGAAGTCCGCCAGCGTCACGAGGCTCCCGTGATCAGGCATCTTGACCTTTGCCTTGAGCCCGGAGAGCGACCCCGGGCTGTCAGGATCGAACGGAACGAACGTGATGGACAGGGTGCGATTCTTGTTCGTGAAGCTGGAACGAATCGGTTGCCCTGCATTGGTCAAATCAACCCGCGTTGCTGCTGCGGTGAGGGCTGCACTTTTCTTGGCCATCTCATCGGTGGCCAGCATGCCAGTGCCGGTCAAGGCAATGGTTCCCGAGATGTCGAAGATGGCGACTTTGCCGGTATGGGTAGCGGACATAGGTGATCAGGTTTCGCGCACGATGGCGCAACGGGTGGTGAACGAGATGGTGGCAACCACTGGGTTCCCTTCGGTGGTTTGCTCGATGCCGCCGAAGGCCAATGGCTGCCAAAACGGGAATGGCTGGCTGTCCGCCAGCTCTGCGTGGATGGCCTCGGCCAACTCCAGCCAAGTGCGCTTGGATCCAGACGGCCCACGATTGATGGGAACGTTCTCCTGAACCTCGATGACGATCGTTGCTTGCACCCATCGCGGGTGTTCGGGATCTGGATCGAGGCTCGGAGTCTGCACCGTGACCACGATCCCCAGTCGCGAGACGGCCGACGCGACCGACGCGTTCAGGTCGCCCTTGTTCTCCTCAATGACCTCGATCGCAGGAGACGACGCGATCTCCTCACGTGACCGGAGGATCTCAGCAATTCTGGACTGGAGTGGAGCGAGCAAACCCACACCCCAGCTTTATCACCCGCATGCCGATGTGGCACTGCGCCGGGCGCTATCTCAGGGATGCCGCAGCGGCGGCCGTAATGGCGGCGTGGCCTGTCTCCTGCAGCTCGCGTTGCGTGGGGAGCATGGTCGGGTCCGCCTTGGTCCGGACGAACTTCACCAACCGGTAGAGGTTGATCCAAACCTTCGCTGCACCAACGCCCACCTGCATCGCGAGGATGCCCGTGGTGCGTCCGCGCATCACCGGGATGAAGACCAGATCCTTGAACTCCCGCGGCCGTCGACCGTAGGCCATCGGGTGCATCGGGATCGCAAGGTTCTTCGCGTTCACCGGACGGATCACAGCGGGGTCGCCGGTGTACCGCATGGCAAAGCCGGGGAAATCGATCACCACCGCGACCCCCACACCGTCCTCCACGTACATCACCCGGTCCCGCGCTCGGGCGTACCAGTTGGTTTTCGGGAAGCCCTGCTTGTTGGGCTGCCTGTTCTTCGCCGCGAGATGCTTCCGGATCAGGACCCGCACGGCCATGCCGGCCGTCTTGGCCGCCCGGCGGTGCGTCAGCGTGTTGACCGCGTCCTGGAGTCCAGGTGTGGCGGTGTCGGTGATCTGGAGGCGGATGTTCATGCGGCGTGCAACACCCCTGCACCGTCCATGCGAAAGCCCGGCAACGAGCCCAGGAGCGCGCTGCGCATCTGGGGATCCATGTCCCGCAGGTTGGCCTGCGCGGACGGCGGCGGTGGCGGCTCCACGCGCACGCGATCCGTGGGCCGGATCAGGCCGATGGCGAGGGCCTCGGTCCGATCGACATCCTCGACATCCATGCCGCTGTTGAAATCGAACGGCGGGTGGGGACGCCCAAATCGGCTGAGCTGCGTCCAGATCGGCGAGTCTTTCCGCGCGACCATCCGGCCCTGCTCGGAGAGCATGCGCAACGCGTCGGTGTCACCCACGGCGCTGGCGGCCTCGCTCCATCGGGTGGTCCAGTCGCGTTTCACCCGGGAGTCCCGCAGCCGGATCAGCTCCCACGCGGGATACAGATCGATGATCTCCGGATCTGTCGATTGCAGGTACTGGCCGTGGCTCGTGGCCATCTGCTCCTGCGTACGCACGATGACGTTCAGCCGCGCCTCGCTGCGCAGATCCTTGATGGTGCCCTCGTCGTCCGGCGTGGGCGCGTAGGACACGCTGTCCAGCAGCTGGCGCATCTCCACCCGGAAGAGGGCCGGATCCATCCCCAGCCCGGGCCCGCGCTCTCCGCCGCCCAGCAGCGTGTCGATCCGGGACATCATCCCATCCAGGATCTTCGCTTGCGCAACGCGAGCGGAGAAGAACGCCTGGTCCCGGATCCACTGCGGCAACCGCTCGATGTCAGCGGTGCTCAGCGAGGTGGGCAACACGCCGCGGCGGCGCAGGCTGTTCAGGGCGTCCTGGAAAGGTAGAGCGCTCACCGATAGACCAGTTGCGGCACCACGGTGATGCGGTTTGTCCCACCCACCTGATGGACCTCCCACATCATCCGCACGTAGTTCGTTGATCCCGTTCCGCCCGCCACGCTGAACGTTGCCCCGGTGGGTGAATACGCGGCCATCGGCAGGGTGACCGTGCGAGTAGATGTGTCCGGATAAATGTCCAGCGCGCCGCGCTGGCCAGGGCTCGGGCTTGTCCAGGCCAACGTTGTGTCTCCAGTCAATGCCACCCGGTGTCTGACGGGCATCTCCGCCGAATTTGGGATGGTCGTCGTGGATCCGTACGTCAGGTCGCGCGCCCCACCCGCAAACGCGTCCAAGACGTGAGCCATTCCAGAGGACGGCGTGATGATGTTCTGTGCCGCGACGGTCGTCAGGGTCACAGTCGATCCACCGGATCCGTTGTTGTTATACGTTCGCAAAAACGTGCTCGGATTGCTCCCAAGCTTGCTTGCGATGTGGGCGAGGTTGTTGGCGACGATGTAGGTTCCGCTCCCGCTGGATCCGCTGGTGAAATTCACGTACGCCATTTCGGGGCCAACCGTGGAGGCAAGTTCGTCGGAAACGAACTGATTCCCGATGATGTGCGCGGAGCCGATGTTTTCGAGGATCATCGCTCGCCCGTCGTACCCGCCAATGGTGTTTCCATTGATGCGAACGACAGCGCCAGCAGTTGACCCGTTTAATGTGACCCGAATGTGCTCCGTGCCTCCGACGCCAGAGCCGGGCGTCAGGATCCTCATTGGCATCGTGTTGCCAATGATCTCGTGACGGCTGGATGTGGAGGATGCGCTGATGACGATGGTGGAACCTTCGCCGTTCACGAATCGGTTACCCTCGATTAGGTTGGTCAATCCACGATTGGCGAGGATGGCTGGATGACTTCGGCTTTGGCTTGAGTACAGCCCGCGAAGCCATCCCGAGATCACGTTGTTTTTGACGCGTAGCACCTTTGTGCTATAGTTCGCGCCGTCCCCGTAGATTGCGCCCCCGTCCGTGCCGGTGATTGTGTTCCCGTCAATCGTTACGTCGTCGGTGTCCCCGTAGGATCCCCATTGAAGGTGAACCCCAACGCCTCGCGGAGCGCCGCCACCGACAGAGTCGGTGACATTAGTGATGACGTTTGCCCGAAGAGTGACCAGCCCGCAGTTGGCTAGACCGATGGCCTTGGAGCGTGCGTTGGCAATGGTGTTCCCGGAAACGTCGATGTCGTGCGCGTGCTGAATGATCAGGCCTCCGGAAAACACCACGTTGTGCGCCGTGGCTGTTCCGGCGTTCGGTCCGATCTGGACCGCTCCGAGTTGGTTGGCTCCGTCGATGATGTTGCCGTGAATCTTGATCCGCCGAAGCTCTCGGCTTGTTGCGGCGTTTAGAACGCCGATGTACATTCCGTTTGCGCCAACCGGCTTTATAATGTTCCCGCTAATCAGCACGTCTGAAATGGTTGTGTTCGTGATGCCGCCCTCAGAACCCAATCGAATCCCGGACGGGACGTTCGTAGCGTTTGGCGCGTATGGTCGCAGGGTGTTATTTGCAACAAGGAAGTTTGTGCTGACCTGGCTTGCGGCGTATTGAGTGAACGAAATGCAATCGTCGGTTGATTCGATGTCACAACCAATGATTGAGACGTTGCGGCTGTTGCCGACATGAATGCCGTCAGCGTTCGCCCCCCAGCGATCAGGATAGGTGTCGTTGTTGCCGTGCGTCTGAGCGATGCGCAGGTCCCGCAGCATGACCCTGTCACTGTTCCGCACGTAGATGCCGAATGATCCAAAGGCTTCAACTTTGATCCCGCTAACGGTTAGGTTCGTTGCGTTGTCGAACCAGAAGCCCAATTGTTTGCCGTAATTGTTCCCGGATGATGTCGTCTGATTCGTGGCGTTGCCGTTGATGGTTGCGGTTCCGATGATGGCGAGGCTGTTGTACGTGCCAGCGTCCGAGAAGTGAAACAAGGACGGGTGCGTCGTATCCCATGTCGCGGTTGCCGGAACCTGTATCACGCCGTGCAATTCCAGCGTCAGGTTTGTCACCGCCGTATTAGGGCGAATGCTGTTCGGTCCAACGTAGACCGTGGAGCCGTTGTTTGGCAGCACGAGGTGACCTCCGGAAGCTGCCCACGTGATGGCGGCCTGAATGCGCGCAGCGTTGTTGCTAGCCTCGGATGTGCTGCCTGAGCGAAGGCCGAATTGAAACAGCGAAACCGGCCTGTCCAAAAGAACCCACGCACCGCTACCGTTGCTGATTCTTCCGCCGTACGCATTGGTGCCGGTCGTTGAGTTGACCCAGTAATAGACGCCGCCACCGCCGTCGCCGGCCAATGAATAGCCAAGGGTGCGAACCGATTTGGTGGTCCGTCCAGACAGGGTGAGCATTTGGCTGACGCTCGCGACTGATTCGACGGCATCTGCGTACTCCACCGTCCCCTCAAGATCGTCTGACAGTCTCAGGTACTGGCCGGACAATGCGCTGCCCGCAAAGACCCGGGGTGTGATGAGGTTCAAGTTGGTCAGCCCGCGAACCGTTGTTATTCCGCCGTCCGCGTAGAGGGATTCAACCCCGTAAATGCCGGTGTTGACGCCGTCCAAGGTCAGGTTGCTGGCGTCGCCCACCTCGAAGTTGTTCGTCAACCCGAACGACATGAGCAGCGCGTTGGTCATGGACCACGTGGCCGCCAGCGACACATTCGTCCCGCTGACGGTGAAATGACGTGAGTTCCATCCGATGTTGGTGACCGCTCCGCGGGCAGGAGGCGATGCCGCGGACATGAGGTTGCTGTTCGCCGCCCAAAATGAGGCGGGCGCGATGACCACGCCGTTTGTGTTCACGCTCACACTCAGTGCCACGGGCCTGGGCAGCTGGGCATACAGCGCAACCAACGGCGCAAGGAGCAAGCAGAGCAGGACTCGTTGGATCATAGGTCAGGCATCACCGGCGGCGATCACCCAGGAAGATGCCGCGCCGGTGAGATAGATGGAGTGGTATAGGTCGGTGGTGACGTTCAGCAGCTGGAGCTTGCCCGCGGTGATGCGGGCATTGCCCGAAAGCAACTCCCCGTCCGCTCCCAGTGCGAACTGCGGCGTTGCGCCAGTGAGATGGATGGCATGCCAGGCATTGGTGCCGGCGTTGCTGATCAGGAGGGTGCCGCCCTCCCATTTGTAATTCGCGGTGACCCCCACGACGGGGTCGATCGCCACGACCTCCTCGCCCTCGTCGCCCGTGACACGGAACCCGTGCCAGCCTCCGGTTGTTCCGTTGAGCACCTGCAACTCGGCGTCCTGGTACCGATAGGTGAGGTTGGCCACCCCGCCCGTGACCCCTATCAGATCCTCCAGTAGGTACGTCCCGTCGTCCTCCGGGACGACGATCCGCCGCGGCTCAGCATCGCCGATCCAGATGCGGTACTCGCCACCCAGAATCGATTGCGTGACGAACCCGGTCGAGTCAGTCACCGCGAGAATGTCTCCGGACGCTGTGACGGCCCCAACACGGCCGGACACGCCCCACCGGCGCCGCAGTCGGATGACGTGCCCAGGGATGCCGTTGCCGCCGTTGTCCAGGATGCGGGTGAAGATCGTGGCCATCAGATCAGGCCGCTGAGGCGGGTGCGGGTGTTGAGTTGCGTGCGGGACCGGACCACGGACACGCCGCCCGTGGATTGCGTGGTGGCGTCGCCGGCGGTCGTGGGCGTGGAGATGGCCAGATCGCACGCGGCGACCTTTGCGAGGTTATCCTCGGCAAGGCGCAGGCGGGTGCGGTGATCCTCCGTCGTCGGCATCACGTCCGGCACACGGAGCATGATCGCGCAGCAGACGATCCAGGCGGCATCATCCAGCAGCTCGGGCGGGATGGTCGTCGTCGTCGCGTCCAGGACGTAGTCCTCGCACGAGGCGATCGACTGGCGAACCCGGGCGATCGTGTCGCGGATCAGGACCGAGAGCGGATCCGTGCCGTCGAGGTTGTGACGCTCGCGCAGCGCAGCCAGAGCAACGCTCGGAATGCGGGCCTCGATGTCGGCAGCGGTGAGGGTGACCCAGGCGACGGTGGCCATTCGGAAAAAAGAAGCCCGGGAAACGCCTGACCGATTCCCGGGCTGGTTTGATATCGGGCCGTGTTCCGTGGCGAGGTGCAGGATCGCCGCGTCTCATGGGCCCGCATAGGAAGGCGGACTAGCTGGCGCTCGCGGTAATCTGGCGGATGCCGAGCGTGGAGGTGATGATGATGTTCTCGTAGTGGGCCACCGTGATGGAGACCAACTTCGCGCTCATCTGTTGGCGGTACACCATCCAGCGACCGCCGCCCTGGTTGGCGTCGTGCATGGTGACAAACCGCTTGATGTTCGACGGGTCCTCCGTGTTGGCCATGGAGTCCGCGTAGAACGAGATCTGCTTGAGGCCTGCGATCTCCGTCTTGGCGGCCGCCGCGGACTGATACCGCTCCTTGGAGACCATGACCTGGTCCACCATGAGGAGTTGCGCCAGCTCAGCCTCGGTCATCGCAGACGATGCGTAGGCCCCCGCGTTGTTCTGCGCCCGGTAGGCCGCAAAGCGCAGGTGGAAAGCGCCCTCGCCGTAGAGGACTCGATTGGGCCGGATACCCGATGCCGTGGTGGCGGTGTTCAAGTCGGCGCGCACATCCGCGTCCGGATCCGCGGAGCTGCCCCAGACCTTGTTGGTGTTCGTCGCCGCGGCCGACAGGCCAGCAAAAGCCCGACGGATCGAGTTGCGGAGCAACCGGCGTTGCAAGCGTGCCACGACATTCTGTTCCCAGCTGGTGCCCGTGACGTTGTCGAGGTCGACAATCTCCGTCAGACCGCGATTGAACGTCTTGGAAGTCGCGTCGGTGCCGCTGTACTGGACGCGCTTGAAGTCGGAACCGATGGCGCGCAGGTCATCCACGGTTTCGCTGAGGAACTCCTCGGCGTTGGTGGCCTTCTTGAACTCGAACCGGCGGCCGACTTCCACCGCAGGGGCGAGGAAGTCGAGCGTGGCTTCGAGGTTGTTGGGATCGCGCCATCCCACCGCATAGGTGGTCAGGGGCTCGGAGAAGTGGGTTTCGATGAACCGGGAATCGTTCGCCAGGTGTAGGCCCGGGCGATCGAATTTTCCGTCCAGCTGAACCCCTTCGAGGGTGCTCGCCAGGAGGGCGGCGGAGAGAGTGAGTTTGCTCATGCTGTGATGGATCTCAGATGATGGGTTGATGATCCGATCAGGCGACGACGCGCTGGATCGGGAAACTGTGGGCGACGTTGATCACGTCGCCATCGGCACCGGCGGCGTCGAGCGCTCGGCCGATGATGTAATAGGTGCCGGTCGAACCCGGCAGGGTGATGACCTTGCCGGAGGCGGTGCCGACGAGCAACGCACCCGCCGTGATGGCTGCACCGGCAACCATGAGGATGGTGCCTTCCTTCTGGCCGAGCAGCTGGACGTTGACGTCATCCTCCGCGGCCGCGGCCTCGTCATCGGCGACGCCCAGCGGAATGTCGCTGGCCGTGTTGATCGCGACATGGTTGATGTCGGTGCCGATCTTCACCAGCAGATGCCGACGCGTCAGCGCGGCATCGACCAGCTTGGTGATGCATCCGGTGGGATACGTCCCCTCGGCGATGTTCGCGAACTCGTAGTGAGTCCGCCGGTCGATCCGCAGAGCGGATGCAAGCGCTGCGGCAGCGGCCAGCAGCAGGTTTTGGAGTTTCTTCATTCGGACGATGGTGATGGGTGTTTGGGTCGACGGTTCAGGACTTATCGGGCTTGTCGCCCTTGCCCTTCTTCTTCTCGGTTGCGGCCGCGGCCTCATCGGCCTCGACCTGACTGGTGGCGACGGTCACCGCGTCTTCAAGCGAGAGCGCGCCGCCGGACAGCTTCACGCGCTCACGGGCGAGCGCCTGGATGGTTTCGTTTCGATCGGCCATGGGAGTGGTCGTTGGATGGTTGGCGGTTGGTTCGGTTACTTGAGGCCGAACAGCTCAGGCTTCTCAGCTTTCACCGCGTTGAAAGCCTCGTTGTAGGTCGCGCCCTTCTGCATGCGCTCGTTGATGAACTGCTGAGCCATGAGTTGGCGGCTCTGCATGTTGGCCGCGGCACCGGTGCCGGGCTGCACGGTGGCGGTGGGCGTGGTCTTGAGCTGCGTCGCAGCACGCGTGGCGAGCTGCGCGGCGGCGCCGTTGAAATCGTTGGCGAACTGGCCGGCGAGCGTGGCCCGCTCCGCCTCGGTCGCACGACCGCCGCGGATGGCCTCGTCGATCAGTGCGGTGGCGTGCGCAGCGGTGCGCGCCGTGAGCAGCGCAGCCAGGCGATTGACCTCGCCCTGCGCCGTGGTGAGGGCAGCCCGCTCGTTGGCGGCCTGCGTGGTGGACGCAGCCTTGTCCGCCTCGGCCTTCTCGGCGGCGGCAGTGATGGCGGCGGTGATGGCTGCGAGGTCGGCACCGTCAGCGACGGTGACGCCCATCCGCTTGAGAGCGGCAATGAGTGCGGTCAGATCCATGGGTGATTCGTTGATGAGTTGGACAGGAAGGTTTGGCTGGGTGGTGAGCCCTGCGGAAATGAGCTGGGTGGGTCGGAGCACGTGGACGCCGTTGACGACCTCCACAGGCTCAGCGGTCCAGCGGGCGGAAAATCCGAGACCAGGTTGCGACTGAATCAGCGCCTGACCTTCCCCGTTGAACACAGGCAGCGCATACAGGCCATCGTTGCGGACCTGCAGCTGGGCGATCACGCCCTTGTGCCCCTTGTCCGGGTATCGGTTGCCGGTGCCAGGGAAATCCGGGTGGCCACTGAAGATCGGCACGCCGCGCAGCCAGCGCATGATGCGGGAAGTGGCGCTGTTGAAATGCGCGACCATCGCCTCCGCTGCGGTGCGGTCCATCCGCTGGATGGCTGGCGCAGGCTGGCCCTTCACACCGCCACCAGGGAGAACCTCGGTGACCATGCCGGGGAAGTCGCCGAACGGCGCGATCTGCGCCCAGCCGTCCTCACCGACGGCCGCGGCCGTGTTGGTCAGCTCACAGCGGGTCGCGCCCTCGTTGGCGAATTGAAAGGAGCAGCGTGAGCCAGGGCTATGGCGAATCCCCAACCCACGCCTAACCGCCGGGGTCGTCGCGGCGGAAAGATGAGACCGCAGCGGATCCAGTCCCTTGCCGGATCCTACCCCGCCGCGCATCTCGAAAACGTCGTCCACGCCGCGCATCCTCCCACCTCTGGGGAGTTGCGCACGGTGCCCGGCGCTATTTCGTGGACTCCGCAGGCTCGGTCAGCAGCCCGCTCACCACGCTCCCGCCAATCACCCGCTCCATGACGCGCACCGTCGTCGGGTCCGCCGAGACCTGCCGCAGCAACCGCGGCAGATCCAGACGCAGGGAGAGCAACGCCTCGCGCTGGAGTTTGGGATCCGTGATTTCACCGATCATCCGCAGACGCTCACGCACCGGCCCCATGGACGTGGCCACGGCCTCGGCCATCTGGTCGATGCTGGTGCGTTGGTTGGCCAGCTGGCTCAGCGTGGCCCCCATGGGTCCGCCCATGCCCATCGGCGGGGCGGGCG